GAATTGAAATCACTTAAACAAATTCGTAAGAAAATCAAATGAATGTAAAACTGATCTCATATACTCCTAACGCAGAAGAGCATTGTGCTTACTGTGCAAGGGTGTCTAATCCAGCAAATCAAAACAATGAAAACTTTGCTGGACTTCTTCGTTACTGCATTAAGCACAAGCACTGGAGCATTTTTGAGCAGGCATTCATGACTCTGGAAATTGAAACCACCAGGGGTCTGGCAGCTCAGATTCTTCGTCATAGATCTTTCACCTATCAAGAGTTCTCACAACGCTATGCTGATAGTTCCCTACTCTCAGAGACGATCCCCATTCCAGAACTGCGACGCCAAGACACCAAGAATCGTCAAAACTCTATTGATGATGTGGATCCCGAACTGATTCATCATTATCGTCTCAAGATGAAGGATCATTTCGACCAGTCGATGAAACTTTATCAGGAGATGTTGGATGATGGAATTGCTAAAGAGTGTGCTCGGTTTGTTTTACCTCTTGCTTGTCCCACTCGTCTTTATATGTCTGGCTCTCTCCGTTCCTGGTTGCACTATATTGACCTGAGATCTGCCAATGGAACTCAGAGGGAACACATGGACATTGCCCTTGAGTGTAAGCGCATCTTTACCGAACAGTTCCCAGTGATTGCTGAGGCTGCTTGGGGAGAAACTAAATAGAAAACCTGGAGGAATTATTTTGGCAACATATCCTGTGAGAAATAAGGAGACTGGCGAACACAAGGAAGTCGTCATGTCTATCAATGATTGGGACCAGTGGAAAATTGATAACCCAGAGTGGGAAAGGTATTACGATGCCACTAACTCTCCTTGCTTGGGAGTTGAGATGGGTGATCCCTTCAGTAAGATGTACACCAAACACCCAGGATGGAAGGATGTAATCAGTAAGGCAAAGAAACAACCAGGAAGTACACTCAAACACTACGACTAATCAATGCCAAGAAAAGCAAAAGCAGGTATCACGACTAACCCTGTTCCCTTCGGAATGAGTAACAAAACAATGAAGAGAAAGAAGCCAATCAATCTTGATTACATGAAAAAGATTGAACCGCTTACCGAAAATCAAGAAAAGTATTTCGAGAGTTATAAGTTAGATAAAAACCTGGTTGCTTACGGGTGTGCAGGAACGGGCAAGACATTCATCACACTTTACAATGCAATTAAAGAGGTTCTGGACCCCAAGTCCCCTTACGAAAAGATTTATATCGTTAGGTCTCTTGTCGCTACCCGTGAAATTGGTTTTCTTCCTGGTGATCATGAAGACAAATCTTCACTTTATCAAATTCCCTACAAGAATATGGTAAAGTACATGTTTGAGATGCCTGATGATGCAGCATTTGAAATGTTGTATAATAATCTGAAGGCACAGGGAACGATTAGTTTCTGGAGCACCTCATTCATTCGTGGAACCACCTTCGACAATGCTATAATCATTGTGGATGAGTTCCAAAACTTGAACTTCCACGAACTCGATTCCATCATCACCCGAATCGGTATCGATTCTAAGATCATGTTCTGCGGTGACGCAACTCAAACAGACTTGGTGAAGACAACTGAAAAGACTGGCATCATGGACTTCATGAGAATCATCCAAGCAATGCCTTCCTTTGATGTTGTTGAGTTCCAAGCAGAGGACATCTGCAGAAGTGGTTTGGTGAAAGAATACATCATGGCTAAATTACAACTCGGTTTATGACCTTCAAACACGTTGACATTGACATCCCAACATTGGATCGACAGACCATTGATGGGGTTCGTTATTATGATGCTCCTGATGGACAGAAGTTGGTTTCTGTTACCTCTGTGATCAGTCACATCAAACGGGAGTTCTTTCGTAAGTGGCGTGAACGTGTTGGAGAGGAAGAAGCAAATAAGATCACCAAGAAAGCAACCAGTCGGGGAACCGACATGCACACCTTGGCTGAGAATTATCTTCTGAATCAGGAACTGCCTGAGGTCCAACCTCTTTCGCAGTTCCTTTTCAGTCAAGCAAAACCAAAGTTGGATGAGATTGATAACATCCATGCCATTGAGCAGTCTCTTTACAGTCTGCAACTTGGTATTGCTGGGACCGTGGACTGCATTGCAGAACACAATGGCGAACTTGCCATCATTGACTTCAAGACATCGAAGAAACCAAAACCTCGGGAGTGGATTGATGATTACTTCGTTCAGTGTGCAGCATATGCCTGTATGCTTTTCGAATTAACTGGTATAATCGTAAAGAAGTTTGTTATTATCATGTCCTGTGAGGACGGAGAGTGCGTTGTTTATGAAGAGCGAGACAAAGGAAAGTACATCCAGCTTCTCGACAAGTATATTAGAGAGTTTGTTGAGTTTAAGTTGCGAGAGTATGCCTGAAGAACAGAACCTGGAAGAACTCTTTGAGAACAAGTTTTATTGTTCCAAGAGATTCACAGAAGAGATTGAGAAGATCGCTCACACCGATGGAGGAATGAGTTACATTGATGCGATTGTGTTTTTCTGTGAGAAGAATAACATCGAAGTGGAATCAGTTCCCAAACTCATTTCTAAACCATTGAAAGAGAAACTGAAGGCAGAGGCACAGACTCTGAACCTTTTGCGTCGTACATCCCACGCAAAGTTGCCCCTGTGATTCCTAAAGTGTCTCCCTTCGACGCCTACAAACAATATCTCTCGCTCAAGAACCATTTCACAAAACAGAAGTATGATTACCACAAATATTGTGGTAAGTCTCGTGCAACAATAAACTCTTTCTACAAACGTAAAGATCGTTTCTGGTTTGAGAAACTGAGTCGTCAGAAAGATGACAAGGAAGTTGTTGACTTTTTTGTCTCTAACTTTGTCTCCTGCACTGATCCACAGACTCTCTGGATTGGAGAGATGATTCAGACAGGAGAAGCAAACTTCACAGAATGGAAGAAGCGAATGCAATCGCTTTCTTATCACTTCAAAGAACAGACATCCGATTTGTTTGGAGATAAGAACTTTGATTCTGTTTTTTCCATTGACGGGACAAAACATCCTGTTATAATAAGAGAACACCTGCAGAACAACGTCTCTCTGGAGACTCTGATTCTGTTGGAAAAGATCTTAGGGTTCAAGAAGAACTTCGATAAGAAACTCCAAGATCCTGTGTGGGAATTTCTCTCGATGCGAATGGAAAAGTATTCTCCATTCCTAAATATCGATGTATTCCATTATAAAAAGATCCTTAAGGAGGTCGTGCTGACACAATGACATTTTTTGAATCCGACATCGTACAACAAGAGATGGAGGAGATCGCAAGACTTCAAGAGGAGATCTATGGAATGGTATTCAAATTCCCTTCCATGGATAAAGAGGAGAAGATGAAGCACGTTGAGTTGCTGAGTAATCTCCTGAAAAAACAGCAAGTCCTTTACACAAGGATGAGTCTGTCTGATGACCCTGAAGCAAAGTCAATGAAGGAAAACATCATGAGGTCTGCACAAGACCTTGGTTTCCCTCCCGATGTTGACATTGCTTATGTCTTCAATAACATGACGAAAGTCTTGGATGAAATGAGAGGATCAATTGAGCGATCCTAACCTTTGTGACATAATAATGGAGTACACAAAGGCCAAATCTTAACTAATAGGTACACACATGTCGTTTTCTAATCTAAAAAAGCAATCCTCTCTTGGTTCCCTGACCGCAAAACTGGTCAAGGAAGTCGAGAAGACCAATAACCCACAAAGTTCGTCTGGGGCAGACGAGCGTCTCTGGAAACCCGAAATGGACAAGACTGGCAACGGGTTTGCCGTCATCCGTTTCTTGCCCGCACCTAACGGTGAAGACCTCCCCTGGGCAAAGGTATGGAGTCATGCCTTCCAAGGTCCTGGTGGTTGGTACATTGAGAATTCTCTGACCACGCTGGGTCAAAAGGATCCGCTGGCAGAATACAACCGCACTCTTTGGAATTCTGGACTGGATTCTGACAAAGAGATTGCCCGTAAGCAAAAGCGTAAGTTGTCTTATTATGCCAACATTTATGTTGTGAAGGATCCTGCCAATCCTCAGCACGAAGGTAAAGTCTTTCTGTTCAAGTTTGGTAAGAAGATCTTTGACAAGATCATGGAGGCAATGCAGCCTGAGTTTGATGATGAAACTCCCATCAACCCCTTCGACTTCTGGCAGGGTGCCAACTTCAAACTGAAGATCGTGAAGAAGGATGGTTACTGGAACTACGATAAGTCTGAGTTCGCATCCGCTGGTCCTCTGCTTGAAGATGATGATGCTCTGGAAGCACTGTGGAATAAAGAGTATTCCCTGACTGCTTTCACTGAAGCATCCAACTTCAAGTCTTATGAAGACCTGGAGCGTCGTCTCAACGCTGTGCTCAACCGCAACGTCACTGCACCTGTCCGTCAGGAAGTGACTCCTGCTGAACTGGAGGAGCGTTCTTATCAACCCACCTTTGAGAAGAAGGTTGAGGTTGAAGACGACAGTGACTATGGTGTCCCTCAGACATCACTCGCTGACAGTGAGGACGATGCACTAAGTTACTTCGCTAAGTTGGCTGAATCCTGAGGGAAAATCAGCTTTTGATTTCAAAATAGCCCAGAAATTTTTTCTGGGCATTTTTTGTGCCTATTACTTTTTCTACGTGTATAATCTGATGTTATCTCCGCGTGTAACCGATGGAGAAACGTATTGTGAGGATCCCTGTTGATAAGGCATTATCTCTTCAAGGTTGTCAATAATTAATCCGACATATTCTGCTTTGATTACATAAATGTTTCTTCTGTCATTTTGCTTCCTTTCTTCATAAGTGTAATTAGTCACCGCATAAGTGAAAGAAGTCGAAATTCTCTCTTCTCCCAATCCACTGTCATAGTAGGTAATTGAGATGTTTTGTGGAACTTCGAGTTTTCCAGGGAAAACAACTCTTCCGACAGAATCCTTGATTTCATCACTTTCGTAATGATGAACTGCATAGATGTTTTCTTCAGATCCGTACTTTGAGACCAAATAGTTCTGGAAAGACTGTTGGTCCAAAGGCCACTCTTCGACCTGATTGATCACATTATTGGAAAGAAGCACCAACCAGTCAAGATCGGAATCATTGTAAATCTTGTTCGCAACCTCATCTGGACGCTCATCTCCAATAATCTTATATTTGTTGAAATATGCCAGATTCTCAAAAATGTCAGAACGAATGATTCCACGCTTGAAGAGGTTTTTGACCTCAACGTAATCATTGATCTTTTTGGCATCAGTCAGGCGACTGACGTACTCAAAGTTAGGAACGTAATCGAAATACTGTGCCATTGGTTAGAACCCCATATCGTCTGATTCGGTGTCAAAGTCATTATCATAAAGAGGCTCAAGTTCTTTGAATGCCAGGGAAATTTGATAAGTTGGCATCGAACCATCTTCACCATAAGTCATGTATTCGGTCGAATTGCCGTATCTCACGTCAAAACTCGTTAGAGCAACTGGTTTGAATTTGTGCAAGAATGGGTGTTGTCCCGACTCCTGATAAATGTACTGAAGTTGGAAAATGTCAGGAGTGAAGAGGAATGCCTCAGATCCTGATTTTCTTGGATTCATACTCTTTTTGAAGAATTTGATGATTCTCTTGATTTCCGCTGCTTCCCTACTTTCACGGGGTGTCAGTTTAAACGTAAAAGCGAAGTTTCTGAGTGTTGGTGACTTGAAGAACAACTCAAGGTTTGGGTTGGCAATTTGACCAGTCAGTCGTCTTCTGAGGTTTTTGCCAATTGCCTGTCCAGCAAAGTATGCCTGCAGATAATTCTTTAGTCCTGGGTCTTCTGCTGCCTTTTTGTAACTTCCCATGAGGGAGTTGACTCCTGCTTTTGCCATTCCAACCACGTTTGCTGGATTGTCAGAACCAATGTCGATCATTTTAAAAGCAGCATCACCAAATGCCGCTTCGATGAAGTTCAGAGTTTCTCCCTCATAAGAAAAAACATTCTTTTCTGCTAATCCTGCTTGAAGTGGGAGGAGAACGCTTCCAATTGCTGTTCCAAGTCTGTCTTGAGCGGTTCCACCAATCGCACTTCCTGGAACATAATTTGGGTTTCTTGCTCCTCTTGCTTTATACTTGTGAGAAGTGATTTTGAGGTAATCACCAGGGAACTGAGCACTGGTGTTGATGGGATATCTCATACTTTGGAACCCACCACTTCTTGCTGCCCTTCCTCCTGGAAGATCAACAGTTCCCTCAGTGTCTTGACCTGGAACTGCACCAACTTTTAGTTGATCATTAGGAAGTGAGGCAGTCCCGAATTCAGTTGGAACTCCATTGTTTAGAGACTGTGGAGGTTGACCAAAAGGATTGCCATCTGTAAATGATCCGTCATTGTTTACGACTTGACCAGTTATTGGATGTTGCAGACCAGGAATTTTGTTGTTAAAAAACTGCAACTGATTATTATCTGCTGCGATCAGGTTTGAATAATTTGACTTGTCGTTGAGGACAGCAGCACGATCAACGTTGAAGAGATTTTTCCCTTCGTTGAAGAATGTTTTTTCGAATTCTGTGGTTGTCAGTTGTGCTTGATATCTTGCTCTGTTGTTATAAAGTCTTGTGAAGAGTTCTGTGTCTTCGATTTCCCAGTTGTAATCACTCGATGAGGCAAGCAATGACCCACCAGTCGAGTTGAGTTCAATCTTTCCAGTCTCGATGTAGGTGGTCTCGTCTACCTTAAGACCATTCCATATTCTTGATGATGCGATGGTTGTTGCCATTTATAAGAACTGGTCTTTTACCTATTTAGAACAATTTTCTGATATGGAATGGTTCTTGCTTCTTCCAGTTCGTTGGGATAAATGAGGTAAAGATAACTTCCCAATTCTTCCCAAGTGTAATTGTGAAAATCACCCCAGTGATAGTTCAATCCACTAAACCCCCAAGGGTAAACACCAGTGCAAGCAATGAGTGGAAATTCATCATATCGAATTCCTGGTGTTTTTGCACTATATATAAAGGTATAATATCTCCCAACAGTGGGTGCAACCTCATAATGGTCTAACAATTCCAACAACTCAGTCATCCTATCGTCGGGTGTTCCACCCATGTTGGTGATGCGATCAGCCTCACCTGTTCCAAGTCTGTCAGTTTCGCTTCCGAGGTACTCGTCTTGTTTTAGAGTTTCGACGTTTGTTGCCATCTAAACCCAACTCCTCTTCTGTGATGATTTTGAAGACTGCATTATTATCAAGAGCAAACTCTTCCGCTGCTTTCCATTTTGCTTGATTGACAGCATATTGAGCACACTCATAAAGATAAGATTTAGTGACTCTTTTACCCTGAACAGGAGCAGAGCACTGCTTCTTTGGTTTCACCTCAACAATCCAGTTTTTGATTGTTCCGTCTGCTTGTTTTACCTTACAGAGGAAGTCAGGATAATAACGATGAACTCTCCCATCAGTTGGTTTTATGTAAGGGATGCTAAACTCTTCACTTGCCCACTGAAGGACACTTTCATTTGTGTCGCACCACATACAAAAGCGTCGTTCCCAGGATGAACGACAAATAATGTTATTTGGGTTTCCCTGATACTTAGATGGGTTACTCGGTTTGAAAAGTGATTTACAACTCTCCGCCATACCCACTAAATAATCACATAAGTATCCATATTTATAAATGGCATCCACAGGATCTGGTGCGCCAAGACCACGCAGAGTTGGAACGACAGAACTCACCAGTCGATTTCTAAATCTCGCACAAACTTCTGTCTTCACAGTTAAGATTCAACCACCTGCTCTGGTTGCTGCTTATCTGAATGAAAGAGGTGTCAATTATGCAGCAGATGGTGAGGGAATCGAACTGCAGTGCACTGAGACAAGACTCCCAGGTCATAAGTTGAGCACAATCGATGTTGCCAATGATTACATCGGTGTGTCTGAGAAAATGGCATACAGACAAGCATATGATGAAGCAATTCAATTCACATTCAATGTGAATTATAAGTATGATGTTGTTCAGTTCTTTGAGGGGTGGATTGATTTCATTGCTGGAAAGAACGCACAAGACCAGAATGCTTATGTTGACAGGTATGCAAACTACAGAATGAATTATCCGAAGTCTTATCGTTCGGATCAAGTTTACATCACAAAGTTCGAGAAGAATGTTGATAATCTCAACAGAACTTTTGGTCTCGGTGACACCCCCTCTTACAGACTGGATTACACCTTCGTTGGTGCTTTCCCACTCTCAATCATTCCCTCTGTAGTATCTTATAATAACAGTCAGATACTGTCTTACTCAGTTAGACTGGACTACATTCGTTACGTTTGTGAACGGAGTGTCATCGGCTAAATAACTCACCTGATCTTACATAATGCCTTTACCAACAATTGCAACTCCTTCTTATGAGTTGAAACTGCCTTCGACAAAGAAGACAATCAAATATCGTCCCTTCCTGGTGAAGGAAGAGAAACTTCTGGTTCTTGCTTTGGAGACTCAAGATACAAAGCAAATCACAACCGCAATCAAGCAGGTTCTGAAAGGTTGCATCCAATCCAGAGGAGTAAAGATTGAGACTCTTCCAACCTTTGACATTGAATTCTTGTTTCTTAATATTCGTGCGAAGTCTGTTGGTGAGATTGTTGATGTGACCATCACTGCTCCTGATGACGGAGTAACTCCAATTGACATCACTCTTGACATCGAAGAGATTGAGGTTCAGGAAAGTGAGGACCACAATAAGAGAATTCAGTTGGATGACACTTTGATGATGGATATGAAGTATCCATCTCTTGATCAATTCATTAAGAATAACTTTGACTTTGGCGGTGATGCCACACTGGACCAATCATTTGAACTGATTGCATCCTGCATCGATAAGATCTACAACGAGGAAGAAGTTTGGGCAGCACAAGACTGCACTAAGAAAGAATTGGTTGAGTTCTTAGAACAAATGAACTCCTCTCAGTTTAAGCAGATTGAAAAGTTCTTTGACACAATGCCGAAACTGAGTCACACCGTTGAGGTGACTAATCCAAAGACTGGTGTAAAGAGTTCTGTCGTGTTGGAGGGTTTGCAGTCTTTTTTCGCATAGGTATGATCCATATGGATCTGGAAAATTACTTCAAACTTAATTTTGCCCTCCTACAGTACCATAAATACTCTTTGACTGAGATTGAGAATCTAATGCCCTGGGAAAGGGACATTTATGTAGCACTTCTCCAGCAACACATCGAAGAAGAAAACGAAAAGATGCGTCAAAATGGCTAAGGTTGCAGCTGACCCAATCGAAATCCTAATGGAGATGGGATTCGACCTGGATGACATTTCATCCGAGGAGGGTTATCTGAGTGCGCTGAAGGAAGCAATCACAACCATTCAGTTTAAGACTAAGGGTGCTGGAGATGACAGAATTCTCACTCTCCTTGAAGAAGTAAAGAAAGTAAGAGCAGGGAGAACTGGAAGAACGAGGAAACCAAGCGTTGATGCTGCGAAGTCCTTCATCTCACCAAAGGCATTGCCTGGAAGTGTTGGTGTTAGAGGAGGAGCACTCACGGTTGGACAGACTCTTCTGTCGTCAAGTGCAAAGAATAAACAACAGCACCAAGTACAGAAGAAATCTGTCTTTGATGTCATTGCAAATTCACCCAACCCTGTTGCTAATTCACTTAATAATGTTGCGAAATCAATAACTGAACTTCTGGGTGTTGAGAGACAAACTGCCGAGAGACAAAGACAAGGTGCTGTCACCGCAAAAAGACAGGATGAAGAAAAAGATAGATTAAAGGGAGCAAAAGATCTTATTGGAGGATTGACCTCCCCAGTGATTAACACTGTCAAGAAACCAGCAATGGGAATTCTTGACAGAATTAAAACATTCCTTGGAAACGTTGCTGCTGGTTCAGTTGTTGGATGGTTGACTAACGAAGGAAATAAAGATAAGGTCTTGGGAGTCTTCAATTTCCTTGAAGAACATATGGGCAAGATTATGACAGGAATCATTGCTCTCCTGGGTATTGGAATTGGAATAAAACTTGCTGGATTGATCACAACTCTTATTTCTCTTACCACTACACTCTTGGGTCTTGTTGTTTCACTGGCAACAAATCCAGTTGTTCTTGCTGGATTGGGAATTATTGCAGGAACAAAAGCAATCGCAGATGTTGGTCAAAAGGTTGAACTTGCAGGTCAAGAACTCATCGGTGGAAAAGGAACAACAGCGGCAGGAAATCAGTTCTCATTCTCAGACATTCAGGATCTGAGAGAAGAAAGAAAAACTTTTATGACAATGAGTGGAATGTCATCTGAAGTTATTCAACAGCAGAGCAAACCATTTGATGATTTGATGGATGCGATGAAGGAACAGAAACGCATCAATGATGATCTTTATAATAAGAAACAAGCACAAGCAAGTGGTGATATCAGATTTGATAAAGTAATTCCCGAACTGGAGAAGAAGAAAGCAGAACAACAGAAGAAAGTGACTGAGTTGTTCCAAAAGTTGGGAATTACAGATCAAGATTTGAAACAACTTCAGATGCGTGAGGGAAGAGTAGAAAAAGATGATACTCATTTTGAGAAACCTGGAACTGGTCTTTCAGGAGCATTGTCAAACCTAGGTGCAAATTTACAAGAAGCCACATATGGCAGCGGCATGACCCAGGCACAAGTTGATGCCGAAATCTTGAAATCTACTCAACCAGGTGGAATGTTTGAGGGATATGATGTATCTCAACTGGAATTTGATCATGAACTTGGAATTCCTTCCGTGAAACCACCTTCATTTGACATTAAGTCCACTGCACAGAAAGATGCCACTTACAGCAAAATTACTGGTGACATCAAGAGAACCCAATTACAAACACAAAAGTTGCAGGAAATGAATCTTTCCGCTGTTGATTATTTTGGTGGTGGATCAACTGTTTCTCAGATGGAAGAACTGAAAGCTGCTATGGCAAATGGTGGAATGACTGCTGGTGCTTCGGCTGACCAACAGGAAGCACCCTCGTTCTCTGCGGTCGATCTGACGAACGATAACATCTTTATGACCTCTGGTGTTTACAACTCACCTTCATAAACCATGGCATTAGGAATTGCGAGCATTATTGGAGGAATTGCCAAGGGAATGGGTGGCGGTAAGAAACCACCAAAACCTCCTGAGCAACCACAGTCTGGACAGCAGATGGCACAGAAGATATTACCACCTGCTGATTACCGAAGACCAGATTACAAACCAGGTGAGGGTTATGCGACTGGTGGTGCTGTTTCCACAACTGCTATTGTTCCAGTCGCAAAACCCAAAGTTTCTAAGACTGGAAATCCTAACCTGGATAATGCACTGGAAAATGTTGCACAGAGTGCCGCAGGTCTTGAGGCAAGTCTGAAGTCTTTTGTTGGTTTCAAGAAACAAACAGCGGAAAAGAAAAGAAAAGCAGCGGTTATTGCCAAGCGCAATATGTTGGGTACTGCTGCAGGTGCAGTTGCTGGTGCTGCCCTCGGTTTTGTAAAGAAACCAGCACAGAATTTCTTGGAAATGTTCAAGAGGTTTGTGTTTAATGTCGCACTGGGATCTCTTGTTACTTTCCTTGTCGAGCAGTATGAGACAATCAAGAGAATTGTTGGTGAAGTTTTAGATGTAATCGAACCTGTGTGGAATGCTCTAAAAGATTGGGTTCTTGTTCCTGTTTGGAGTTTCCTCAAGTGGACTGCAAATCAAGGCGCAAAGATGGTGAAAGAAATTGCTGCTTTCCCACCAATTAAAGCAGGATTGGACACTCTCAAAGAAAAACTCAGAGAGTTTGAAGGAATGTTCCCAGAACTCGAAAGACAAGTAAAGTATTTGTCTAGTGGAAACATTGATGATGTTCCGCCAATGCAACAAGGTGGAACCAGAAGTCGCCCAGCACCTGGCGGAAGACTGGGACCTGGATCTGCTCCTGATGCCACTTATGATAGAAATTTGGCAAAACTTCTCAAGAATTATGAGGGACTTAGAACAAAAGCATATAAAGATTCAAAAGGAATTCCTACCATTGGAATGGGTGCAACTTATTATCCTAAGGGTTTTAGACTCCAAGGCGCTGTTAAGATGGGAGATGTGATTACTGAAGAAGAGGCACTCCAAATTAAAGAGGCACACATCAGAGAGCACAGAGGGAGACTTACAAGACAGATTGGAGAAGAAAATTACAACAAACTTCCCAATAATGTGAAGGCTGCTCTGGAATCTATCGTTTTCAACTATGGAAGTCTTGATAGTAAGACCAAAGCACTTGTGATGGAAGGTATCAAGACTGGTAATTACAATAAGTTGGCTGATGACATTGAGAATCGTCTTGGAAGGCACGACATGCAACCAGATGGTAAAGGACTCAACCAGCACAGAAGAACTGATGAAGCAAACATAATTAGAGGTGGAAAAAGTAAATTTGGAGTTCAGTTTAGAAGAACCACCATTGATGATGTTCCGCCAAT